GATATTTTAAAAATATATTCAGAATCGCCAAGAATAAAATCAATATTGTCAGATTTATTTAATAATACTTTAGATATTAATACAAATCTAACAATGTGGACAAGAAATACTTGTAAATATGGTGATAATTTTGTCAGTTTAAAACTTGACCCTGATAAAGGTATTGTTGGATGTATGCAATTACCAAATATTGAGATTGAACGTGTTGAAAAAGGTATGAATGGGCAATCTCAATTAACAAATGTTGAGGGTCAACAGAAAAAATTGATGTTTGCTTGGAAGAATAAAGATATGGAGTTTAATACTTGGGAGATTGCACATTTCAGGCTTCTTGGTGATGATAGAAAACTTCCGTATGGGACCAGTATGTTAGATAAAGCAAGAAGGATTTGGAAACAATTACTTCTGTCCGAAGATGCTATGTTAATTTATCGCACATCAAGAGCTCCAGAAAGACGCATATTTAAAATTTTCGTTGGGAATATGGATGATGCTGATGTTGAGCCTTATGTACAGCGTGTAGCAAATAAATTTAAACGTTCACAAGTTGTTGATAATAAAACTGGAAATGTTGATTTACGATTCAATCAAATGGCTGTTGACCAAGACTACTTTGTACCTGTACGTGACACTGCAGCACCAAGTCCTATAGATACTTTACCTGGAGCTTGTATTTCTTTAGATACAAAAATACCATTATTAGACGGTAGAGTTTTAACATTATCAGAAATAATTAATGAGTGGGATAATGGAAACAGAAATCTTTGGGTTTACTCATGCGACCCAAAAACAGGTTCACCAGAACCAGGTATGATTACTTGGGCTGGTATTACAAGAAAAAATGCCGAAGTGATGAAAATTACTTTGGATAATGGCGAAGAAATAATAACAACGCCCGACCACAAATTTGTTCATAGAACAAACGGGTTTGTTGAAGCGCAAAATTTGAATGTGGGTGATTCTTTAATGCCTTTTTATAGACAAGAAGAGAAGATTAAATCTAACACAAATACCTACCAACAAATTTGGGATAATGAAAAAGGTAAATGGATTTTTACTCACAGAATGGTAAAAAATAAATTAGCTGAATTTGGTTTGATTAAGGAGTGGAATTTTAATCCAAATAAACAAGTTGGAAATAAAAATGTTATTCACCACAAAAATCATAATAGATATAATAATAATCCAGATAATTTACTCTTAATGGATGGTGGTGACCATATAGAGTACCATCAAAGTGTTATCAAAGAAACAATATGGGCTAACCCAACTGAAAATAAAAAGAAAATTTCTGACGGAGTAAAACGTTATTTAAACAATTTGTCAGATGATTCTTTTAAAGAACGAATGGAGAGGATAAATAACCCAATTGTTAAGCGCAAAACAACCGAAAAACTTTTAGCTTGGAACCAAAATAAAGATAACCTTAAAATAAAGGGTAAAAAAATTTCAGAAGCGTTTACGGATGAGAGGAAAAAATGGTTTTCTAAAGAATCTAAGAAAAAATGGAACAATACCGAATATAGTGATAAAGTTTTTAGTAAAAAACAAACAATTACTTTTGGTGATGAAATCTATAATAAATTTGTTTCGGTATTCGAAACTAATTTAAGAGCTGACAAAACACTTGACATTCTTAATAAGAACGAATTGTTTATCTCATTATTTAGAGAACTGAATTCAGGCATAAGAAGTTCCATGACAAATTTGGATACGTTTACACTTAATCACGTTGATAAAATGATTAAAGAACGTGGGTTTAAGAATTTTTCGGATTGGAAAAAAACCAAATGTGGAATCCGTGGATATAAAAATATCCGTCAGTGGAAATACCATGTTGACAAACAAAGTAATTTTAACCATAAGATTGTATCTATAGAATGGTTAGAAACCAAGATGGATACAGGTACCATTACCGTGGATGGTAATGAATTATATTCAAAATCACACACATTTGCATTGGAATCTGGAATATTTGTAAAAAATTCTAACCTTTCTGAAATAGCAGATATTGAATACATCCAAAAGAAATTATTAACGGCTTTACGAGTGCCAAAAGCATTTTTAGGATTTGAAGAAGCTGCTGGTGGGGGTAAAAATTTATCATTGCAAGACATTAGATTTGCAAGAACAATTAATAGAATACAAAAAAGCATGTTGGCGGAATTAAATAAAATCGCCATTATTCATTTGTTTTTATTAGGGTTTGAAGATGAATTAAATAATTTTACTTTATTATTAAATAATCCATCAGCCCAAGCAGATTTATTAAAAATAGATGTTTGGAAAGAGAAAATATTATTATACAAAGATGCTGTAACATCAATTGAAGGAATTGCTCCAACATCAGTATCTTATGCTAAAAAGCATATTCTCGGATTTTCAGAAGAAGAAATTAAATTGGATATTCAACAACAAAGAGTTGAAAGAGCAGTTGCTGCAGAATTGGCAAATACTCCAAATATTATTACAAAAACTGGAATATTTGATAATATTGATTCATTATATGGTGGAAAAACTACAGGGTCAACAGAAAATCAAGTAGCACCTACTGAAACACCTATAGAATCAGGTATTGAAGGTCCAGCTGAAACCACACCAGTTGAACCTGTTGCGATAACTCCAGAATCAAAAACTGAAAAAAACTTTAATATTTTAGTTGAACAAAAAGATAATATTGATTATCTAAAAGGGATAAAATCATTAAATATTTTAAATACTAAAATTAACAATTTATTGGATAAAAATAAGTAAGATTTTATTATTTTTTCAAAATTAAAGTATTTATAATTAAAAATTATGAAATTTGGAATTTTAAAATCAAGAATTGATGAGAAATTAACTAAAGCTTTTGTTAATAAATCTTTAAAAGCTGAAATGAAAAGATTTAATAAAATAGTTTTAGAATATAAAGATGTTGCACAAGCGTATAACATATATCATGAATTATCAACAAATAAAGGATATACTGAAGAATATGCTAAAGAATATTTAAATGAATGTGTTGACATTTATAAAAATGTCAATATTAGTAAGTTTTCACAATTTCTTTTAGAAACCTGGTTAAAAGATATTAAAACTGAAAATAAATATTCAGATGTCGATAATGTTCTTGATAAAAAAAATACTATTGTAGAATCGCTGATAGATTCTAAAAAAAGAATTATTCAGAATTTAGTTACCCCAATAAAAACTATTGAAATTAAAGAAAAATCTTTAGAATCTTTAGTTGAAAATGTAAATAATACATTCAAGAATTATTTAGAAACTCTTAATGAATCTCAAAGAGAACGAGTTAAAAATTTACTTTCATTAAATGAAAATGAAATTCGTATTAAATACGAAACATTAAGTGAAATTATTATTGATAAACTAAACGGGTTAAAAGAGGAATCTTCAGAACCTATTAAAAATACTATTGAAGAAACCCTTGAAAAAATTAAAACTGATGAACCAAGTGTCATTAATTTAGCAAAACTAATGACACTTAGTTCTGAGCTTTAATTATCGGTAATTCTTACTATTAAATCTTTCTTTAAATTGGGCTTTAGTTTTTAAAGCCCTTTTTTTCTGCGATTTACTTTTATACTCAAGTTTCTCTTTGAGTTCTTCAACTTGTTTAGATTTAATTACTTTACCTTTCAAGATTTTTAAAGCCTTGTCTAAATTTTTGTTTTCAACTTTTACTATTAACATGAATATAATTATACGATATTATATCGTAATTGTCAAAAATGGTTTATAAAAATTTGACATTTTTATATTTTTTATTATCTTTTGTTAAAGAATAAATTATTTTTTTATGTAAAATTTAGATGAAAAAAGGTAGAAATGCGAAATTAGATAATTATAAATTGTGTAAAGTGAAATATGGTACAGTTGATTCAAAGATTTTAAAATCTGTATATTTAAACATTCAAACTTGGGCCGAACCGAAAGTTGAAACTGAAAATCCTAATAAAATGGTTGGTAATCTATCTAAAAAAATTAAATCAACAACTATTGAGAATTTAAATAGAGATGTATTTAAAGATAATATAATTATTGATGTTGATTTACGGTCAAGCGGGATTCAAAAAAATAAAAAATCATTTATGAATTTAGAATGTATATTTTATTTAAATTCACCAATTGAAGATATTAAATGTAATAAATTAAAAAACTCAATACTAAAGGTTGTTGATTCTTTAGTTCATAATATATTGGAAAAAAATGAAACATTTGAATTTTCATTAACAAAAAAATAAAATTTTAGTTAATTTATTGAGTACTCCAATATTTATTATTAAAAATTATGAAAATATTGGGTCCAAATGACGTAGGTAAAGGTATATTAATTGAGTGGGATGCTGGGTATGTAACACCTTCAGATGATAGAAATAAACGTATTATTGAAGAATCTAATAATTTTTTAGACCATTCTAAACCTTTTGAATTTTATGCAGTATTACAAAAATACGATACACCAAATAGAAATGGTAGAATATATCCAGAAAAGATATTAAGACGTGAGGCTGAAAATTATAAAAAAGCTATTGCAAGAGGTATTTCATTATCCGAATTAAATCATCCAGAATCCTCATTAATTGATTTGGATAGAGTTTCACATATTATTAATGAAATTTGGTGGGAAGCAAATGTGCTAATGGGTAAGTTAAAATTATTAACATCCCCAGGATTTCATGAAAGAGGGATTATTTCTTGTAAAGGTGATATGGCGGCAAATTATCTGCGTCAAGGTGTAACTTTAGGAATATCATCAAGAGGTGTTGGTTCTTTGGTAAGAAAAGGTGAGCAAAATGAAGTACAATCAGATTTTGAATTAATATGCTTTGACTTAGTGTCTTCGCCATCAACACCTGGAGCATATCTATTTTTAAATAAAGAAGATAGATTAAAATATGAAGAGAATCTTGAAGAAGAGAAAAAATTAAGACAAGACCAATTTATTGACCAAAGTTTTAAAAATGGAAATAAGTCACTTGACTTAATGAAAAAATTATCTCATTATTTGTCAAAATAAAAAATATGGAAGAAAAATATTTTATCGCAAAAGTTACTTATGACCTTCAAGATGATGAAACAGGAAGGATTAAGAAAATTAAGGAAGAAAAACTTGTTAAAGGTTTTTCAGTTACAGATGTTGAAGCTAAAGTTACAAAGCTTTATGAAAATTTCCCAAATGATTGGAGAATAACTTCAGTATCTGAAAGTAAAATTGATGAGGTTATTTTAGATTAAATTTAAATATTTTTAATTAAAAAGGCGGTTAATCCGCCTTTTTTTATGCCATTTTGAAAAAAATGGCATTTTTTTTTGCAAATTTTATACAAATATTAATCTTTTTTCAAATAACTTAATATTTATTAAAAAAATATAACAAAAATTCAATGGTAGACAAAAAAAACATTGTTGAAGAAACACTTATCCAAGTTAACAACTTGGAAAACATGTTACAAGAAAATGCAAAAGAAATACTTAGCTCGACTATGAGCAAAGAAATTAATGAATTAGTAAAAGAGTCATTAATGACTAAAAATGAAGAATCCGATATGGATGAGGTCGATTTTGAAACAGATTTATCAGAACAAATGGATGATGATGAAATGGTAGATGATGAAGTAGAAGATGTAGAAATTGACAACATTGATATTGATGATGATAATCAAGAAGTTGATGATATTGAAATGTCGTCAGATGTTGAAGCAGATTCTGAAGATATTGATGCAGAATTTGATGACTCTGAAGAGTTTAACATGCCTGATATGGACGACGAACCAATAGATTTAACAAATGCTTCTGACGAAGAAATTTTAAAAGTCTTTAAAGCTATGGGTAATGAAGACGGAATCATAGTAACTAAAGAAGATGATGAGATTCATTTAAAAGATGATAATGATGATGTTGAATACAGAATTACTATCGATGAATCTGATGAAGATGACTTTGATGAAATGTCAGAAGAAATGGAAAACGAATATATGAACAATTTTGAAGATATGGATGACATGGACATGGACATGGATGATATGGAAATGGAAGATATGGAAATGGATGAAATGGATGAAATGGATGATATGGATGAAATGTCTGAAATGGATGAAATGGATGATATGGATGATATGGATGAAATGGATGAAATGGAAGATATGGAAGATATGGAAGATATGGAAATGTCTGAAATGGATGAAATGGAAGATGATGAAGTCGTTTTTGAAATCGTAATGGATGATGAAGAAGATTTTGATTTTGATGATGAAGAAATTACAACAGAAGCTTTCAAACCTAAAGGTGTTGGTATGGGCAAGCCAAGTTTTAAATTTAAAAAATCAAGTGGTGGTTTTAAAGAAAATATGAAACACGCTAATTCTAAAATGGGAACTGGTAAACCAAAGTTTGAGTTTAAAGAGAGTGATGCTCCAGCAAAACCTAAAATTAAACCAACTACTAAGCCAACTACTAAACCTAAACCAAAACATCCTTTTAAACCAGACCCAGATAAAGCTGGAAAACCAAAAGCTGAGAAAGCTGAAACTAAGGAAGCTTCACGCACATTAAAGTCTGGTAAATTCTGGGGTAAACCTGGTTTATCAAAACCAAGAAGTGCTCCTCGTAGCTTAAAAGTTGAATCTAATGATGAAGAATTGGTATTACTAAGACAAAAGAATGAAGAATATAGAAAAGCATTAAACATTTTCAGAGAAAAACTTAATGAAGTTGCTGTATTTAATTCAAACTTAGCTTATGCTACAAGATTATTCACTGAACATTCAACAACTAAACAAGAAAAGATTAATATTCTTAGAAGATTTGATAACATCGAATCAATCAAAGAATCTAAAAATCTTTACAAAACAATTAAATCTGAATTAGGGAACGAAAATAAAAATATTGTTAAAGAATCTTTTGATAAAATTGACAATGTTCAAAAAACAGGCTCTTCAGAACATTTAATTGAAAATAAAGTACATGAAAATAATCAATTCACAAGAATTAAAGATTTAATGTCAAAAATAAACAAATAAACAATAAAAAAAAATAATATACAAGAAAAATGGGTGCATTATTAGAATCAGGTCTTGTTGGTAATATTGGGTTAAAACACCTTAAAGTTATCAAAGAAGACACCATCAACAAATGGGACCGTTTAGGGTTCCTTGAAGGCTTAAAAGGCCATTTGAAAGAAAACGTTGCTCAGTTATACGAAAACCAAGCAAGTTTCTTGATAAACGAAGCATCTTCTACAGATTCTTCAGGTTCATTTGAAACAGTAGTATTTCCTATTGTTAGAAGAGTGTTCTCAAAACTTTTAGCTAACGATATCGTATCAGTTCAAGCGATGAACTTACCAATTGGTAAATTGTTCTTCTTTGTTCCACGTATCCAAGGTTATACTGGAGGAACTGCTCCTTGGGCAAATGCTAACCAATCAACTACACATTACGCTCCTGTAGGTTCACCTGGTAATTATCCTGGAGACCCTGATGCTGGTTATCCTGCTGCAGGTGGTGCAAATTCATTCCAAAAGAATCTTTACGATTTATTCTATGAAGGTTCAGAACCAAGCCTTGACCCTCCTGGATTGTTTGACTATTCAAAAGGTCAGTGGTCAGCTGTTACTGCAAGTACTGAAGTTCAAGTTTGGAGTTCTAACAGTTTAGTACCATCATCTATTACATCATCAGTTAACGTAAGAAAACTTATTGTTAAAATGTGTGGTTTCTTTGATAATGGTGTTGGTAAATTAATGGGTCCTGATGGTTCTGAAGTAGATTCTGAAACATTCTTGTCAGATTTACGTATCTTAAGGTCTACAGGTTTATCCGCAGCAACATCAACTTGCTTAAATCTTTCAGGTCCACTTCCATTCCGTGTTGTAACACAACAATATGGTAAAGGTATTGTTTCACCTACAAGCACATTAACTCCAACAATTTGGCCAAATGGTAATGGTGGAACATATAACAACATCTGTTCACAAGATGGTTGTATTTTCTTAGAAGTTGACCTTCAGTGCCCAGTATGTACAGATTGTACAACTGACTCCCTTGATGGTTATACAGGAAGTACAATCTTCTCAGCAGCTTCTGCAACTTCTTTCGTAGCTGTATTCAGACGTTATGAAGAACTTGAATTCGAAGATAAAATTGGTGAAGTTTCATTTGACCTTGAGTCAGTAACTGTATCAGTTTCAGAAAGAAAACTTAGAGCTCAATGGTCTCCAGAATTAGCTCAAGACGTTGCGGCATTCCACAACATTGATGCTGAAGCTGAATTGACAGCTTTACTTTCTGAGCAAATTGCTGCAGAAATTGACCGTGAAATTTTACGTGACCTTCGTAAAGGTGCTGCTTGGACATTACGTTGGGATTACAATGGTTGGAGAAGATTAGGTACAACTGGTAACGCAGCTTATACTCAGAAAGATTGGAACCAAACATTGATTACTACAATCAACCAAATCTCAGCTCAAATCCACAAATCAACACTTCGTGGTGGTGCTAACTGGATTGTAGTATCTTCTGAAATCAGTGCGATTTTTGATGACTTGGAATACTTCCACGTGTCAAATGCTGCACCTGAGCAAGACCAATACAACATGGGTATCGAAAGAGTTGGTACATTAGCAGGTCGTTATCAAGTATATCGTGACCCATATTTCCCAGCTAACACATTGTTATTAGGTCATAAGGGTACTTCGCTTCTTGATACTGGTTACATTTATGCTCCATATGTACCACTTCAATTAACACCAACAATGTATAATCCATTCAATTTTACTCCTATAAAGGGAATAATGACACGATATGCTAAGAAGATGGTTAATAACCGTTTCTTCGGTAGAATTACTGTCGATGGTGTACGTACATTTGACTTAAGAGAATTGAGATAATCAATACTTTTGAGTATTAACAACTAAAAAAGGGGAGTTTAATTACTCCCCTTTTTTATTATATACAAATTTTAAATTACCAGTATCCCAAATTCTGTCATAACCTAATTCATACATAATTTGATTTTCGGTTTTAGTTTTATCAAATCCAAGTTCAATTAATTTATTTTTTCTAAAATTGTATCTATGTTCTCTTTTAGTATATTTTTTAGTATACCAATAATTAGGTTTTGTTACTCCTAAATATTCAAAGCCTATTTTACCATAAAAACAATGTTCATTAGATGGTGACCAATTTCTATCAGAATACGTAATAATTTTATTTGGATTATAAGTTTTTATGAAATAATTTAACAATTTACTGAATCCACCAATAACATTTAAGCTACAATATCTATATATTTCATATTCATCAATATTATTGATTTTATTACCTAAAATTTTTCTTAATTTACCAAAAGTAATTAAACTAACCAATTCATTATTATATTTTAAACCTAAATAAATTGTAGATTTATCATTTCCTTGCAAATGATAGTTATTTAAAAAATTTGATTTTTCATCTTTTGTTAGTATTACAATTTTACATTTTCTTGCATAAATTTTATTCACCTTCATACCAAGTAAATTTAAGATTCTATCTTTAATTATTGTTTTTTTAGTTCTCCATTCATCTGAAAAAATATGAATTAATCTAATATTGTTTTTAATACATAAATTAGTTTTATCAAGATGATAATTTTTATGTTTACCTTGTTTTTCAGAGTGCCAATATAAACCATTATATTCTATCGCAATATTAAAATCTGGTAAATAAATATCTAATTCAGCACCATTTAAAATTTTTTTATCACAAATTATATAATTAATACCTAAAGATTTAATAAATTCTTCAATTTCAATTTCATCTTCACTTCTATACTTAGGAATGTATGAAGAATTATTTAAATTATTTAAATTATTTAAATATTCAATTTTTTTATTCCTTGAAACTAAAGAATTATTACCATATAACTTAACATATTCATCAGTATTTAACCCATGTAATGATAAATGGGTATTTGAAATCGTTTTAAATGGTTCTTTGCAGATTTCGCATAACACAAAATTATCAGAATCTTTAAATAATTTATCACGTTCGACAAATTTATTATAATTTGAAAATAAATAAATTTCTGACGGATATTTATTAACATATTCACTAATTGAAAAGTGATTATTAACAATATGTTTCGTTAAACTTCCAGTAATATTTTTTAAATCATTAGTTTTCCAATTACAAATTTTACAATTTAAAAATTCTTTATGTATTTTAGGTATTAAATCAAAATAGTTTAAATGCCAAGGCATTCCAGTATTCTGTAAATACGCTCTACGTTTAAATGAACTTAATATATCGATATTAGGATAACAATTTTTAATATGTTCTATAATTGAACCGTTTTTGTTATCAACGTTTATGAAAATTTTTTCACATTGTTTACACTTAATAGAAAATTCTGATAAATCTTTTTTTACAACTGAAAAATTCTTTGTAACTCCACCTTTTTTTCGTATTTCTATACCATCTAAAGTTATAATTGATTTAATTTTCAATTTACCTAATTTATAAATTTCACATAGCTCATTAATAGATTTTCCTGCAATATATAATTCAGTTATTTGATTCATTATTTTTTTGTATTAATCTTAAAGCTTTTGAAAGTATTTCAGATTCTAATAATGTAAATATATGATTTTCATATGCATAATTACATGCTCGTGTTATAATAAGGTATGCCAGATTTTCATCCATATCATCAATTAATTGATTAATTACAATAATATTATTATATCCCAAATTACCAAATAATTTTAAATCTTTTTCGACGGTCTCTTCATTTATATTATCCATACAATATTTATATTATATAAATATAGATATTAAAATTGTAAAATTCAACATATGCAAAAAATAATAACAAAAAAAGAAATATTAGATAATCTAAATGAAGATTTAGGGGTTTGGTTTGGAACAAAAAAGAAACCCAAAGGTTCTAAACAGCCAAAAGGCCCATGGGTAAATATTTGTAGAAAAGATGAAAACGGTAAACACCCACCTTGTGGTAGAGATAATGCAAGTAGTAAAGCATATCCTAAATGTAGAGCTGTACATGTAGCTTCTAAGATGTCCGATAGTCAAAAAAAAGCTGCGTGTTCACAAAAAAGAAGAGCTGAAAAAAAGAATCCTAAAGTGGGTAAGGGTAATAAACCAACTATGGTATCACATAAAAAAAGAAAAAACGAGTCTCTTGATTCAACAATAAAACTCGTTTTAAAAGAATTTTTATTAAAAAATTAAGTTGTAATTTTTGAATAGATTTCTTCCAAATGTTTTAAAGCGTTTTGATTAAATTTATTATCAAAATCTTTAAATCTTTTTTCACAAGTATTATTAAAACATTTTACTAATTTTATGTTGTAATATCTTGGCATTAAAATATAATAAGAAAATTTTCCATTTTTAATTGTTAAAGTTTCAAAATTAATTTTTGCGCAATATTCATCTAATTGAACTAAATAAGATTGTGATTCTGGAGCATATGTTAATATTGAATCTTTATGTTGAATCATTTTTTTAACATTTACATAAGCTTGACTTTGAATATCATTTAATGTTATACGATATTCTTCAGAATTTAACGGTTTAAACAATTTACGTAGAATTTTACGAAAAACAATTCTTAATTTTTTATTTAATCTTTTTTTTCTCATATATATGTTTAGTTTAGATTGCAAATATACAAAAAAAATCTTAATTCAAGTTATTAATTGATTTTTTTTATTTTTTTAATTATACTTAAATTAATAAATATATTATGGATAAAATTAAATTAGGAGACACAGTTGTTGTAAATTACACTGGTAGATTTCAAGATGGTTCAGTATTTGATACATCAAAAACTGAAGGTAGAGAACCTTTAACTGTTACACTTGGTGAAGGTAGATTAATTAAAGGTTTTGAAGATAATCTTGTTGGTATGTCAATTGGTGAAGCTAAAACTATTGAACTTGAACCTTCAGAAGCTTATGGTGATGTTATTGAATCTTTAATAATTGAAGTTCCAAAAAGTTCAGTTCCTGAAACTGTTACTATTGGTGAAATGTTGCAAGCAAATGCTCCGTGGGGGCCAATTAGTGTTAAAGTTTTAGAAATTAATGATACCACAGTTAAGATTGATGGTAATCATCCAATGGCTGGAAAAACTTTAATATTTGATTTAGAAGTTTTGAATGTGATATCTTCATAAATAAAAAGGCCCCTAAAATGGGGCCTTTTTATTTAATTATTCACTCGATTCATTAACAATATGGTGGTGAACATCTTTTTTTACCATCTAATCCAGGTTTTTTACCTTTACAAACCTGAACTCCGTATCCATTCGCATATGCGCTGGGATAAACTTTAAATTTAGCTTTTGCTGCAGATTTACCTCTTGCACAAAGTTTAGTTCCAGATTTTTTACGACCTTCATTAATTAAATTAATATCATCAAACTTACTTTGAATATTTTTAAAAACCTTTAAAATTTTACTATCAGTTTCATTTAGTGGCATAAATTCATATTTATTAACTGAATTTACATCTACATATTTACCAGTTTCTGAATTAAAAAATATTGAAGTTGTTTTATCTAAATTACCAGTTGAATATTTAACCTTTAAAAATGGTTTTGATGTAATATTGTTTTTAGATTCTTCAATAATTCTACCTTCAATAATTTCATCTTCAAAAACTTTTTCAATTTTATTTGTATTAATATTAAATTTTGTATTAATACGTCTTCTAATTAATGATATTGGTTTACCATTAAAAAAATTTAAATTTGACTCTTTTAAAGCTTTCATATCATCAACATCTTCATAATCCACATATTCACTTTTCTTATCAACTTCACCTTTTAAAAACTCATATACTTGGTCAATATTTTCAGCTGCAGATGATAAGTGGTCATCAGCCCAATCATGGCCTTTTTCCAAAATTACATCAATTAAATCTTTATCCATACTTAATAATTCTTCACATTTTTCAATAATTTTACTTAAATTTGCAAAGAACATATAATTAGCATGTTCTACATTTTTGTCTTCTTTTAAAACTTTATTAATAATTTTTACTAATTCTGAATCACTAATTCTAATTTTATTTTTCATTATATACTAATTTTACTTGTTTTTATGCATTTTAAATTCTGAATCAACACGTTTAATTTCTTTAGCTAAATGTCTTGCACTACGTTCACCAGTTTCCATTAATTTTTCACAAACTTCGTCTGTTGAATACTGGATAGCTTCTTCCCCAAGGATATCACTTGCCATTTCATAAATTTCTGCACGATATTCAATAAGTTCTAATAAATCTGAATTAGAAAATTCTGATTCTGATTCTAATTCATCATTTTGTTCATTTATAACACGAGTTATTAATTTTATTAATTCTGCTTCTGTTAATCTAATTCTTTTTTTCATATTATTTTTTATTTACTATCATAAATTTTATTGTTCTTTTATAAATATCTGTAACTCCACTTGTGTTAACTTTAATATCAATAAAATATTCATTTGGTATTTTATCAACAGTATCAAACATGAAGAAATACTCATTAGGTGACCTATTAATTTTTGTCCAATCTTGTACTTGAACTTCAGTTTCACCTTCTCTAACATAGACTCTGTAATATGCTTCAACATTTTGCAATAATTGTGCGGTTGAATATGCTTTTTTAATTACTACACCAACTTTTCTAATTTCGGTATTTAAAATCTTTTCATCTTGTTTAATACCATAAAAATCAAATCCAAAAATTGAAGGCTCTCTTGATTCTGGACCAATAATTAATCTGTTTTTATAAGGCTGTAAAATAAACTCATTTTCAATGTCTGGGAATCGTACACCTTGGTATATAATATTTGACCATAAATCTGTAAATTGGCAAGGTGTTGTATAACCAGATATTGGTGGAATAACTGCTTCATAAACGCCTTTAGTTCTTGGACAAGATGGAATATTATTAAGCCCTGGAATTTCTTCACCATTAGCATCAAGTATTTTAACTGTTGGGTTTTCATCTAAATTGACTAATTCACCATCTATATATGCAAAAAGATATAATTTATTTTGAATTTTTTCGACAAATAAATTTCTATCATCTTCAATTAAATCATTATATGTTGTTAATAAATATGGTTCATAAAAAGTTTGTGTATGTCTTGAGAAAAATGATACACTATAATTTGATGTTAATCCTGAAATTAATTCAAAATCTGGTCTAAATGCTATACCCCAACCTGTTACACCAGTTATTGTACCATTTAAAATTCCATTTATTTCATCAGTCATATCAAAATTAATATCTTCATTACCATAATCAAAATGTTGGATATCAATTATTTCTAAATTGTTATAATTAACATATGAAGATTCATTTTTATTATTATACATTCCAGGTTCAGACCAAAAATCTAAATTATCGGTCTGATACCAATTTGAGGGTCTTGTTGAATAATTTTTATCAATTTTTGGTTGTGTCGATACTGAAAATCCTGTTGGAACGTTTATAGCTTTTTTAGTATTAATGTAATCATATCCAACACCTTCATCCCAATTTTGTGGTACAGGATTACATGGTAATGTTGTTGTTGTTGTTAATACGCTACCTGATTGTTGATAACAACTGTTTGGGATTCTAAATAATATTAAATCAAATGACGTTGCCCTTCTTCTCATATCTGAGTTATAAGCATTTAATAAATCATCATCAAATCTTATAGTATTTGTTAAATTAAGAGTATGTGTCATTGAATTTGAACATTCAGTACTAATAACTCCAGAAACAATTTTTTCAAGTAGTGGTATTAAATCTAAATCGAAAATAAATCTTGTAAATCCTGCTGGAGCTATAGTATTTAATGCTGACCCAAAATATAAATCAATCACAGGATTTCTACCAGTATTTGCTAAAGATTCTGCAATTAAAGTATTATTTTTGCTGAAATATGACCTATGTGTTGACATTTTTAATTATAAATATCACAATATTAGTTTATTCTAATATTTTGATTTAAAATCGTATTAGGAGCGTTTTGCAATGCTGTTAAAATTTCTTGAATGTTTGTACCGTCAGTAGCAATTGGCACTGGTGGTAATCCAGGAAATGCATGTGTATGTGCTATTAAAAATTTTGTCATAAGATTCATAAATGTAATTAATTGTTCACCACGAACAAATGCATTTGTATTTGGAACAATATCTTCAATTAGTTTACTTTGGTCAATACCTAATAAAGTATTTTGCCCTAAATTTATTTTTCTTTTATCAGGTATTTCAGATTCATGCGATAAAAATAATAATTTATCAGCACCAAGTATTCCATATGTTGTTGATATATTATTTTCTGAATATTTTTTTTCTGAAATAATTTTTACTTTTTGTTGCTTACCAACAAGCTTATTTGAGTAAATAAGTCCCGACCCAATTAAAGTTTTGAATTGTATTGATTCATAAAAACTGGAAACATTAAAATACTCAGAAGTACCAGAACTTGTAGTATTTTGTAACCATTTATAAGTTAATTGTGATGGTCTAAAATAACATGGAAATTGGTTATTAACACTTATCCTTGGATAAGGTTTAATATTTAAATTTCCATCATTTATTTGTGTCAAAAATTTATTTATTTGAATGACTATTTCATCTTTAGTACCATTAAAATTCATTGTGGTAATTAATGAGGTATCTACAGATTCTATAATTGAATCAATTTCTAAATTATTACAAGTATACCCTGATTTAGGTACTAATTTGTAAAAATTAATTACAGCATTGAAATTATTAAACTGGTTTTCAGGGTTTATTATAGACCATTCAATTAAAGTTTTAACATAACTATCATCTGGTAACAATGTTAATCTTTCATTATTTCCCAAATAATTAAGTCTTGTATTAAAATTTGACAATTGTAGAAAACTTCTTGTATTTTTACCTTCTAAAATTGTATTACTATTATTAGGAATATTAGTACTTCTACCTGCTCTAAAAATCAAATCATTATCTTTAATAATTAAATCTGCAGTACCTCTACCAAAAATTTGCACATCATCATAGTCTGCAAATATCCCCTCAGTTTTTGAATTATTAGGGGTTATTGTTGTTTTAACACGTTCCCTTGTAGTAAACATTCTTGATGTATTACCATCTTCAAAATTCATTGTTAAAGGTGAAGAAATTGGACCTTTAATATAATATTGTTCAGTATATTTGTATTCAACATTTGGATATATTATATTTACATATTCACCATTTTTAGGTAGTATATTTAAATATAATGGTATGAATGGTAAAAAACATAATGGGTCAATTTTTGACCATTTAAATTCAGGTAATAAATCTATTGGTGTTTTAGATAAATCTTTTGTTTGTTTACCATTATATGTATCGGGAACTGAGTTAATTACTGACTCATAATTAACAGTATCTAATTGAACCCTAATTCGATTAAGGCGCATTGGGTCTTCATTATCAATTACTATACCTGATGATATTATTTTATTTTTTAATGACATTAACTTCGGCTTTCAATTTCTTTTAATAATTTATTATATAATAATTCAACTTTGTCTAAATACTCAGTTTGACTAATAATAATGTGTTTAGTATTTTCAAATTCTTCATTTAAATACTTCAAACCAAATACTAAGTCACTATTTGTACTTTCTTTAATATTTGATAATATTTCATTAAGTTTTTCTCTGTTATCCATGTTATAATTTTTTACCAAAAATATTTCCAGCTGGAAGTGTTAATCCTGCTGGAGTAACAGTTAATGGTTTTATAAATACTTGTACTTTACCATTTTCATTTTCTTCTTTTTGTATACTAAAAATCTCTGCAAATTTCGCTTGTAACATTAAGTTAGGACTTCCATCAGGCATAGGTCCAGTTGGCAATCCAAGTTTTTGATATTCATCAATTACATTAATAAAGGCTCTTTGAACTGAAAACCCTTCAAGTAATTCGGTTGCGGCTAATATTGGTGCTGGAATTGAAAATCCTGAAGATTTTGATGCTAAATTTAACAAATTTAATATATCATCAATAACACTTTTACATTTTCGATAATCTTGAACAAAATTTGCAACTACTAATATTACTGACACAAGTTTTAAGACTATTGTATATTTTTTTAAAATTTTCTCTTTAGTTATGTCTTTTAAAATTGTTGATATTAATACTTTTATATCCTTTTTAATAATCTCAAATAATTGTTCAATAAACAATGAACCAATTTTTGACATTACATTAATTACATAGGTTTTAAAAGTCTTTAGAAAATCTAAAATTGTTTCAACACTATCAACAATATTCTGTTTGATAGCTTTGGACATAATAAATAATGGTAATAATACTTTTGGGGTTAATAAGGCCGTAAATATTGCTTTTGGCAAATCTTTTATAAACTGTAAATTAACTGTTAAATTAATATCAATATTCGGAACCAATAAATTCCAATTTGGATTATTTGTTAAGGTTTCAGTTAATGACATTATGGCAGCTTCTTCTTCTTGTAGTGTCAGATTTCCATTTAATTTTAATAACCCATCAATGACATCTTGACTATTTACTGGTAATTTAACAGTTCCACAATCTTCAAACTCAACAACACCATTTTGAATATTAGATAAATTATCTTCAAGATTACGTAAATCAATATTTGTTAATTCAAAAAAGCTATCATCAACACTATCGAGTTCACCTATTTTAGCATTACCTGAAACATCAATTTGTTGTCTACTATCAAAACATAATCCTAAAATTCTTTGTAATATTAATAAAAATGTATTTTTTTCATTAATTTCTGTAACTCCAAGATTAGCTTGAAAACTTATTGCCCCACTTAACTGGTTCATAAGTTGAGCAAATAAATTATTAGTATCAACAATTTGTATTGAAGAGTAATAATCTAAAATAAAATCAGCTACTTTATTTACGCCATTTAATCTATTATCTAAATCTATTTTATAAAAATCTCCAAGGTTTGTTCCATCAGTATCAACATAAGTTATATCAAATAATTTTTGACCTGATGCTCCAAAATAAGATACTGTAGTGTTTAGTTGTTGTAGTCTATCCCATAACTCTCTATTCATTGAATATGGAATATTACCTTTAATAGGTGGATTTTTCTCATAGAATAAAGACCCTAAAGTATCTTTAGGATTTGTTTTTAATAAGTTTTGAATATCAATGCTACCAACCTTAATATAAAAAGTTTGATTACCATATTTTTGTTGTTGCGAACAACCAAGGGCTTTAATACTTTCACTAATTAAAATATCTTTAATTTTTGGAGATATTCTAACTGCAGTTTCTACAAATGTTTTTTTTATATATCTAATAGTATCATTACCAGAACCATTATTAGATTTAATAATATCTAACATATGGTCTAATTGTGTTTTAATTTCTCTCTGGTATCTTTTTTTTGAGTTTTTTAAATCCTCAATATTTGTAGTTACATTTTTTTTTAACTGTTCTAAATTATCATTTTGTTCTTTACGTATTTTTTCAGCATCTTTTTTTACCTCCAAATAAGTTCTTGAAGATTTAATTTTAGAATTAATAACCTTATACCCATTTTGTAAATCAAGAGACGCTTCAGCCATTTTATTCTCTTATTGTATAACTTTTTATTTCAGTATCAGTTTTAGTATTAATAGCTTTTTGTAATACACTTTCATCAATATCATTTATTGTAAATGATTCATTTTGTGATGCAGTTTTTTGCCACAATGTTGATTGAATTTTTGATAGTGAAAGTTTTTTTTCAACACAATCATTAATTATTTTTTGCTGCTCTTTAATAATTGGACCAATAAGTTGCATATCTTCAGGTTCTTTCATCATTGCAAGCATTTTATTTTGAATTCTAACAGCTGTATTACGTTGTTCAACAATTTCATTGTAGACCTCTTGAAGAACTGCTAAAATTGATTCTTTACTTAACGCGATTTCTTTTTTTATATTAGCCATACTATATAAATATATCAATTAATCATTTATTAAATCTGATACAATATTACCATAGATTTTTTTATATTTTTTTATAGCGGCTCTTATTTCTTTAGTATTTAAGTTTGTCATTTCTCTTAAATTTAAGAGAACTAAATTTTTATTAAATTTGTTATTATTACTATCTATAAATATCTGATTATAATTTTTAAAAATATCTATTAAAGCATAACCAAGTTTTATTTCATTTTCATTCAAATTATTTTCTTTAATAAATAACTCAACTTTAATTATAAACTTTTCAATAACTACGCTTGAATCTATATAGTCTTCATCAATTTGGTATGAATATCTATCATCTTCTTCTAAATCACTTGAAACATCATCATAAATAATTTTACGGTTTTGTTCCTTCTGGTCTTTCATTCTTTGGCCCATAAGATAATTTTTACATATAGTGCCAAAATAAGAATAAGCCTTTTTATCAATATCAGGCTTATACTTTTCAAGTTTAGTCATTAAGAATGAATGGGTATCATTATGAACTTCTTGAAAGTCCATATTGATTCTGTATAATTTATATCGTCTAATAATTGACGATATCATTTTATCGAAGGGTTTACGTAAATATTGATTATAAATTTCATTACGCCCTTCCCAAGACGGTTCAGCTAAAAACTTTTTTACAGCATCTTCTTGAACAATGTCAAAATATACGTTTTGTTTTACTGGTCGTCCTCTTTTTCTTATTTCTACAGTTTCATTAGTGTTACCACTTGATACTGCCAATAACATTAAACATTATTTTCAAATGTTAATGGTCTTTCATCAATAAAAAAATATTCTTTTTTAGCTGATTCTATCCAAAATTTTACCTCATTTTCAGTCATTGTCTCATCACCATATTTGTAATTCCAGAATATTGAACCGTCTCTCAAATTAGTATGCTTATAACCAATTTTAGGTATTGTCATTATTTTTAATGAATTAAAAGTTAATCGAAGTAAAAATTCATATACAAATGTTAACTTGAAATTTGTTTTAAATCCTCCAAAGTCTTCAATTATTTCTTTTTTAACTACCATACCTGACGATTGAAAGTTTTGGAAAT